CTCTGTTTCTGAAAGTGTTCTCTGGTGAGGTTTTAACAGCCTTTGCTAGAAATAACATCTTCAACGATCAGCTTCATACAGTTCGTACTATTACTTCTGGTAAATCAGCACAGTTCCCTGTTACAGGTGCTGCAACTGCTGCATATCACACACCAGGAACACCATTAGTTGGTGCTAACCAGATCTTGGCAAATGAAAAGATTATCAATATTGATGATCTCTTGATATCACAAGCTTTCGTCAGCAATCTGGATGAATTGATGAATCATTACGACGTAAGGGCAACTTACGCTGATGAACTAGGTAAGGCTTTAGCTAAGACGTATGATTCAAACGTTGCAAAGGTAATTGCTAATGCTTCAAGAGCCTCGGCAACACTTACAGGTGGCAATGGTGGAATAGTTTCTACTCTTGCTTCTGGTAATACATCCTCATCTGATGTTACTGGTGATGAGTTAGCAGGTGCTATCTATGATATCGCACAGGCATTTGATGAAAGAGACATCCCTCCAACAGATCGTTTCTGTGTGTTGCCACCTGCTGAGTACTACAAACTTGCTGAGTCTGCTACAAGAACTGTAGATGTTGACTTTAACCCAGGCGGCAATGGTTCATTTGCATCAGGTCGTGTACAACAGATTGCTGGTATTCCAGTAATGATGTCTAACAACGTACCTCAATCAAATGTAGGCTCTAACCCAAGTGGTGCTAACAACACCTACTCAGGTAGTGACAACAAAACTATCGGTCTTGTCTTCCACAAGTCAGCAGTTGGTACTGTAAAGCTTATGGATATGACTACTGAGATCTCTGGTTCTGATTACGGAATCATGTATCAAGGTACATTATTGGTTGCTAAATATGCGCTAGGTCACGGTATCCTCCGTCCAGAGTGTGCAGCTAGTATTAAGCTATCTTCTTCTTAACTTACCTCGAAGGGTACTCAGCAATGGGTACTCTTTTTCTTAAAAAAAAATTATGGCTATTACTAAATCACAAATGCAAAAAGCATTTCAAGATAGATTAAAAAAAGAACGTGAAAAAAGAATAAAAGAGAAAAGAAAAAAGGAAATGGAAAAACGCATGGAAGAACAATTTAAGAAACAGCAAAAAAAACAACTAGAAAATTATAGAAGTACACTTAGGATTAAATAATCTATTATTGTATTGGAGAACATCATGTATCACAGCACTAAAAAAAAGAAAAAGAAAAAAATGGGTGGTAGAGAATCACTTAAAATAAAAAAGTAAAAAACCATGACTGTAGCTGCAACCACTGAACTAGAAAGCATCAACATTATGTTGGCTGCTATAGGAGAAGCTCCTATCAACAGCCTTACAGGAACAGTTCCTGTTGATGTACGTCTGGCACAATCAACCCTTACAGAGGTCAACAAAGAAGTTCAATCAGAAGGTTGGTCTTTCAATACTGAAATAGATGTCACTCTTACAAGAGATGGATCTAATCAGATAGCCTTGTCTACTGATACTTTAAGAGTTGACCCTAATATTCATCAACACACTACAATTGATGCAATACAGCGTGGTTTAAAGCTATATGACAGGCTAAATAACAAGTATGAATTTGATGAAGATCTTATCTGTACTGTTGTTTATTTCAGACCTTTTAATGAAATACCAGAACCTGCAAGAAGATATATAACAATCAAAGCTGCTCGTATCTTTGTTGATAGATTAGTTAGTGATGATGGATTACGAACCTACACACAACAAGACGAAGTAAGGGCTAGAGCTATACTGATGGAAACAGATCTTGCAAATGGAGATCATAACCTTCTCAGAGGAGATCCTTCATTAACAAGTGTCTTTGATACTTACTCACCAGCAAACGCACTAATTAGGTAACTATGGGTGTTATATCAAGAGCAATACCTACATTGCTAAGAGGTATATCACAGTCTTCAGATGCTACAAAGCAGGCTGATCATGCTGATATACAAGATAATGCAGACATCAATCCAGTTATTGGTCTTGTAAAAAGACCTGGTTTGCAATATTTAGCAAATATAAGTTCTTCAACATTAGGTAATGTTCACATTCAAACCATTAATCGAGATGTAAATGAACAGTATGTAACTGTATTTAGTAATGGTAATGTCAAAGTATATGAACTTGATGGAACAGAAAAAACTGTAGAAAAACCTGCTGGAATAAGTTATTTAAATACATCTGATCCAAGAAATGAAATAAAAACTATAACTATTGCTGATTTTACCTTTGTTGTTAATACAAAGAAAACAGTAAGAATGAACACTACTTTAAGTGCCTATAATTTAAATTTTCTTGATGGTAATCTGGTTCAATTAGAACATCAGGCAATTATATTTATTACTCAAGCTACAGCTAATACTACTTATTCTGTAACAGTAGATAGTACAACAGTAACTCATGAAACATCTTCAGATAATCCACTTAGTACCACAACAGTAGCAAATAATTTAAGAGCTAGTTTAAATGCTCTCACTGGTTTTACAGCAACTAGCAATGGACCTGTTATATGGTTTAGAAAAAATACAGGTGGTAATTTTGATATTGATGTAAACGATACTCAAGGTAATACTAAAATGACATTAGTAAAAGATTCAGTTCAAAGATTTACTGATCTTCCTAATGTGTCACCAAATGGTTATGTAGTAGAAGTTAAAGGAGATGAAGATACTAATTTTGATAATTACTATGTAAAGTTTGTGACTAACAATGGGAATGTTTTTGAAGAAGGACAGTGGGAAGAGACATTAGAACGAGATATAAATTTTAAATTTGATTACAGTACAATGCCCCATGTGTTAATAAGAAAAGCCGATGGCAATTTTATTTTCACAAGACCAAACGGACAAAATTACACAACAACAGCAAGTAGTGCTACATATGCTCAATCAACAACTACAGTAACAGTCACTTTAAATAATCATGGTTTTGCTGCTGGCGATAGAATTTTTGTTGATATAACTTCTGGTGCAAGCCTTGATGGTACTTATACTATAACAACTGTCGCCACAAATACATTTACATATACAACAGGTAACTCTGCGACAACAAATGGTAATTGTACAGTAGCTGCTTCTTTTACTTTACCTAAATGGGGAGAAAGAACTGTTGGTGATCTGATCTCTGCTCCCGATCCTTCTTTTGTTGGTAACACAATCAATAATGTTTTCTTTTTTAGAAACAGATTAGGGTTTTTATCTGGTGATAATGTTGTTCTCAGTCGTGTATCAGAATTTTTTAACTTCTTTCCAGAAACTGTTTTATCAGTTTTAGATAGTGAACCAATAGATGTTGCTGCTTCTCATACCAAAGTGGCTATTCTTAAACATGCAGTAACTATGGGAGAACAATTAATATTATTTTCAGAGCAAACACAATTTGTACTTACATCATCATCAGATTCATTAACACCTAAAACAGCTAACGTTATAGTGGCAACAGAATTTGAAAGTAGTGACGATGCACAACCTGTAGGTTCTGGTTCCAGTATTTATTTCTTAACGAAGAAAGGATCTTTTGCTGGTGTAAGAGAATATATAATACAATCAGAACGGATAAAAGATGCAGCTAATATCACTATTCATGTACCAAGACTGATACCAAGTAATATTTTTAAGATGGCAGTATCCAATAATCAGGATGTCTTAGTGTTATTAGGTACAGATAATCCTAATAAGCTCTATGTCAACAGATGGTTATATGGTGGACAGGGAGAAAAGATATTAAACAGTTGGTTTACTTTTACCATAAACAGCAACAGATCTTTTAAAAATATAGATTTTATTGGTACTGATTTGTTTGCTGTAGTAGAAGAAGCTAATAAGGTAACACTAGAGAAGATACCTTTTGAAACTGATTTTAAAGAAGCCAATGCAGACTTTCAGTTTCACCTAGATCATAAGGTTACAGAAGCAACTACAGGTGTCTCAGTAGCTTATAACGCTAGTACTAATATAACTACTTTCACTGTTCCTTACAGGTTAAGAGCTAAGATGACAGTAGTTGGTAGATACTTTGCCAGTGGAACAAGTACTTTAAAACCAGGACAGGTATTAACTACATCTAACTCTACTGACGGTTCTACTTCTACGATTACAGCAACTGGTGATTTTACAGACAGTAAGTTTATTATTGGTGAACCTTATGAAATGCACTATAGGTTCAGTTCTCAAAGATTAACTACTGGTAGTGGTGGACAAGGTGGTAGTGAATATATAAGTGGTCGATTACAACTGCATCATTTCTATATTAAGTTTGAAGATACAGGATTTTTTAAAGTAGAAGTCACACCAGATAATAGAGATACATCCACTTATAAATTTACTGGTCGTTTGCTTGGTGCTGCGTCTGCTGCTATTGGTCAGATAAATCTAGAGACAGGTACATTTAGAGTGCCAATAATGAGTAGGGCAGACAGGGTTGATATAGATGTGAAGAATGACACTTTCTTACCAACACAGTTATCAAGTGCAGAATATGAAGCTATGTTCTATATGAGAAGTCGTAGAGTCTAGATGGGGTATTTGAGAAAAGCAAACATACATGACCTCAACCATGTATGTAAAAACATGAGAGAAATAGATAAAGTAGAAGCTTATTATCAGACAGGCAAAGAGCCAGAAGATGCACTACGACTAACATATCTGTATGGACAACAGGTATTGACTATAGCTGGTGACGAAGATCAACCAATGGGTTTATGTGGTGTGATAAGTGATGGGTGTATATGGTGTATAACAACAGATGAATTGTTTAGTAATAAAAAATATAAAATACAATTAGTAAGAGAAGGTAAGAAATGGGTAGATGATCTATTGAAAAATTATAATTTGCTATACAATATGGTATATGCTGAGAATACAACAGCTATTAAA